TCATTGCGCCATGAGCAGGCGACTGCGGGGGTATAACTTGGAGGATCTGAGCTAACTGCTGGACCTCATACTCCCTAGCAATCACGCCCAAGGAGCTAACAACAGTGAAGTGATAATCCTTTGATGGATACTTCTCTGGATCGAACTGCATATACCGCCAAGCCGTCTTCTTAATCAGGGGCTTGAAGAAGGATTCTTGGAAATTCACCAGAGTCCTTCTCTGGCGCTTCATAACAGCGCCCATGCTCATTGAGATACCAGCGGCAGTTGTGTCGCTTGACGGCCCTTTCGCCATCTCGGCAGCATCCTGTGAGCCGGTGGCCTGCTGAACCATCATCTGTAGATTCTGGGCTTGGTTAAAACTGATCTGATCTACCTGACCAAACTTAAACGGCATTACTGCCTCTTGAGGAGGGCCATTGGTCAGCAACATCTTGCCCGGACGCACCTCGAACTTGTCCCCCCTGGGGATTCTCGTAGCATCTACCGCCATCATGGGGTGGGTAGTTAGAGCAAGTGCATCAATCCTTGCCCTCATTTCAGCGTCCAGAGCCTTTTGGCTCATGTAGCCCTTCTCACAAACTCCCCTTCCCCAGAATCGGCTGGGTACTACGTCCCATGGGAAGGCACAAATAGGCCGGTCCTTGCACATATAGGGATTGGCTTGAGCCTTGAGGATTTCTCCATTGCCAATAACAACAACGGCCTCTGTGTACTTGCCATCTTCCAGCGAATCAGAGGCAACGCCCTCATCCCTAAGCAAGTCAGTAGGCACCAAGCCGTAATACCGCTTAACTCTTACCTTTCTTAAGGGCTGAACAGTAATTTCACCGTCTGCATCAATGTCAGGGTCGCTGGGGTCTGTGCCAATCTCTACTTTGCGGTAGATGCCAGACTCCTGTAGCTGTTCAACAGCGTGTATCCCTACAAACTCTTCAATACAAACACCCATAGCACTGCTTATGCAGGTGGCATTAGGGTCAATAAGGAAGTTTTTAGGCTGAACAGGGTTGAGCTTGATGATAGGTCGGCTCTTTTCCTCTACCCCATACTCAACAAGGTTAGCCTCTTGGGGCATACCCTGTAATGGCTGGGTGCTAGGCACATACTCAGTGCTATCTTCAATGACTAGCTCACCAATACCAGTACCAAAGACAGCAGAGTTAATCAGGATCTCACCAATAGCGGCCCTGAAGTTAGCTCTGTCTATGTCTTTATGTAATTGGTCGCGTACAGCAAGGGACTCTGCTGACGTTGGCTGGGTTTGTGGGCCACCACCCATCCCCGGCATGGGCATCTGGGGTCCATTCTGGGGCTGTTGGCCCTGCGGGGGTGGGGGTGGTGTCTGTTGAGCATCATCAATGTCAAACATGAACGCCTGACTGAAGGATGCTGTCTCTATTTCTGCTACTGCCGACTCAACAGCCTGCTGCAAAGCCGGGGCAATGATCCGACTACGCTCTGATTGGCGGGTTTTGTCCTGCTCAGCCCACTGTCCACGCCAAAGTCGATAATATTCTTGATGCTTAGTGTCGTAATTGGCTTCGTAATGATGCCGCCATTCCAACGTAAGTGTTTCAATCCAATCACATAGGCCATGTTCAACGCCAATATGCTCAAGATTCTCGTATTTGCCTTCAAATTTAGCCATTCATCAAAATCCCACGGCGTCGTCTAGCGGTTCCCACTCATCATCTAGCTCAATGCCATCTAGATAAGCGATCTGCGCGATCTGATCGCAATATGAGAGCGCATCAAGCAGGTCATCGTGTACAAGAGCAGAGGGGAAGTTTGCGGCTTCATCAATAAACCGGTCATTCCACGGCCCTTTCTTCAAATGGATCAGGCCATTTTCAAATCGACCAGCCAATGCCCAGGCAATCCTGTCCGTTTTTTTCTGATTGCCATGAGTTAAGAGGTCAATAACAAAGAGTCGGGACTTTCTCCGCATTGTGTCCTGCAATGGCGACATGACTGCCTGCTGTGCAATGCCTTTTTCTATCCCTACCCGTCTTGGGCGGTATTTCTCAACGGCTGCAAAGATATGGTTAACCGTTTCGTCCAGCGACCACTGCCCATAGTCGATGTCCTCTACATACCAATGGCCGTCTGGCGTGACCTTGGTAATGGCAATAGCGGAGTTATCCCTTTTACGGGCACGCCTTTGCCCCTGCTGCTTAAATCCAGCCAGGTCAATAGAGATGTAATAGTCCCCCTCCTGTTTTGCCTCCTCATAGAAATGGAAGTTGTCGGGGTCAAAGAATCCAGAGGTTCTGGCATCAAAGCTAGCCATGAACTCCTGCTGGAAAGAGAACGACGGCAGTGTTTGACGGGCGTGCTCTATCTCAGCCTTGTCTACCAAGGGGTTATCAAAGCTGGTGAAATGGAAAGAAGCCCAATCAGGCCACTCCCTGCCACCAATGAATAAGTCATAGAAGTGATTACGACCCTCTGGCGTGCCAATAAAGATGGCTGAACCCTTACGATCAGCCAGCGCAGGTCTGAGAATAGACTCCCAGACATCAGGCTTCATAAAAGCCAGCTCATCCATAACCAGATGCTTTAAGGAAACCCCGCGAAGGGTATCTGGGCGGTCGGCCCCCTTTAAGTAAATAGTATTGCCGCCAGCTAAGGTGATCTCTAGGTTGTTGACATGGGACTTTTCGATAATGTCGCCAGCAATATCAAAGATAGTGCTCCACATTACGTCCCGTGCCTGCCCCTGAGTTGGGGCTACATAGAATGTCTTGCCCGGCTTCTCATTGAGGGCATTGAGAATCAGAGAAATAGCGGCTAAATGGGACTTCCCGGTACGTCTGCCGGCAGCAATTACCTTAAAGCGGGAGGCATCCTCCATCACGGTCTGTTGCCAGGGGAGCAATGCAAGGTCGAGGCTAGCCATTACTGTGCCCCAATGTTTACGTTGGGGTACGTCATTGTAAGCTCACCACATCATCTTCTTGCTTCACGGGCTTTTCTTCTATAGAGGAGACTTGCAGGCCAGAGATGTTGATCTGAACAGCGGTGGACTTCTTAGAATCTATAGAAAAGCCAGCATTAGGAAGCAGACGATCTGCCACCATCTTCATGGCCTGCATCTGACCGTCATGCTCATCATCCATCGCTATATCAAACAGCTTGTTAACAAAGTGCTTTGCTTTGGTATGAGTGAGAAGCTCAGCTTTTAGGGCGTGCAACTGACGAGTTTGCTCTCTAGCAGACATCAAATGCCTGCCAGTTTCTTTCTTCCTATCAGCTATTTCCTTCTTTCTAGCCTTTCTTCTTGCTACATCGGCTTCAAGATCGTATGCCATAGGCAATTAGCAACTATTTGCTAGTTTGCGGCAGTCTATTTCACATAGTTATGGGATTGCAACCCCTATTTCTTCCCTGAATTGTACCCAGAGAAGACCACGGGGGCATAGTCTAGATGGTGCTTCGACTTAGGGGGCTTGCGATAAACCTTATTGGGATTGTTCATATCCTTGTATATCTTAAAACTACGGTACATAGCCTCTTTCGGGGAGCAGTCGCGGCACTTGGTAACCTTACCCCCCTTAGCTAAATAGGCTTCCACATCAGCAAGCAGGGTTTCGCGAGTTTCTTCTTTCATAGCACGTTCTCATATTTGTTTTTGTTAATAGAGAGATTACCACTATAAAAAAAATTAGCAAATAATTAGTCAAAAACTTGACTTTTGGGGTCTGACTCCCGTACCCTCAAACCCATTCAGATGGTTTCAGCCACCCGAAACCAGCAAGCCGAGCAGTATTCTTCTGCATCAAGGCTTAAATACCACCTTGTTCTTAACCAGGCACGTTGTTATCTAGCTACCTCAGAAGCACAGATAACTTTGGGGGGGTTCTTCCTCCCCTTTTTTTCCAAAATTTACCTTTTGCATATCTGGGTGGCACCTCCTACTGGAACACCCGAGACACCCCCTCCCTCCGGTATGCGCTGCTAGACGCTTTAGCCGGATGATTACGTAAGAAGGCGCGTGAATGACACTGAAGTAACAGAGGGGAACCACAGCCAATAGTTAACAGCCTACGCAATTAATAGTTCATAGCCACTACCATTCACGACATTTATATAATTCCTGAGTACATTCAGCTTGTTGCATTCCACCGATATACAAGCAACTAGGCTTTTAATCGCCACAGGATTCTCCGATCTAAAGAGCTTGGCCGAATCCCCTGATGGACTACTTATGCCTTGCCTCGTCCATCTACGAAGTGTCAGTTTCTAGATCGTCCCCGAGTTTGGAGCTGTGACAGAAAGAGCCTACGCAGCTAC